TGCGTAGGGGGTGTTAAAGCATCACTAAAAAACCGACCCCCTTTGCTCAAATTGCAGTTCTGGCACAATTGACGCAAATTCCATTCGTCATCACCGCCATTAAGCCTCTTTGGAATGATGTGATCGATGTGCATCTTGCCCTCTGTGGTGCCACATATCTGACAGCATCCATCCCGCAGCAATATGCGCTCTCTAATGATGCGCCACTGCCGGGTTGAACCTTTAGCCCACGACCTAGACATCAGTGCCATCCCTTCTTCTGCCAATGACGATAAGCATTGCACATTGATCCATAGCGTCCATTGATGTATCGAATAGTCCAGTCAATCTGGCGATAACCATCAAGCTCTCGATACTTAGTATTTCGCATCTGGCCTAAGCCATAGTGAGAGCCATTAATTGCATTGATACGCCAATTAGATTCCTTGGTTATCAGCTTGTTTAGACACTGAAATTGCTCATACGAAATCAATCTTGAATGAGCATATAGCTTCAGATAATCAGTGTTTGTCACTGCTTCCGCTGGTGTTGTGCCTACAACACATAGCACACCCAATAGCACCAGACTTCGCCTGCGAGCTATCCGCATCAGCGGCTCGCCAGCGAGTATGGAGCGTATCCATGAAGTCAAATACCGGTCAAGTCTGAGCGTACTCTTGGGCGTGTTCAACACCCTGTGGATACTGCCTGTGGATAACTTAACTGTGTTATTCATAGCCACGACGTATCACCTCAATCGAACCCCATCGCTCGCGTTCAATAGCTCTCAACGCTATCTTCATGCGGGCGTTGTGCTGATAAAGAATCTTAGTCGTCGCCGGATGCTGACGTATCGAATTGCCAGCCAATAAGACTGGCAGAGCTGTATCAAATGCCACGAGCTTTGTTTCCAGATTCAATCGATCTGCAAGTATCAACCAGAAGTGACGATGCGCCTTGAATGTGTGCGTGCCATCGGCAATGATGTCTTTGCCAGCTTCGGCAGCTTTGATTGCTTTGAATCTGATGAAAGACATATAAGCATTCACATCAATCTCTTTATTCTTTCGAATCGCCTCGGTGTTGTATATGTGTTCAAAGCCGGTCTTATTAGCTGTAAGCCAAGTCGATTTGCCCGCAGCTGGTGCGCCCATCAAGACTGTAATCATAGGCTCAGACCTTCAACCTTCTTATCATCCACCAGCTTGATGCCTAATGCTCCACATCCCAGACAAGTAGCGAACCACTCATGAAGCGATAACTCCGATGTCTTTCGGATGCCATGACGTTGCTTTGCTTTGCCGTAGAGCTTTGCGCAGATTGAGCAATCGAATTCAAGTATTGGCATGGATGGATTTCCTTAACGTCTCAATGGGTTGCAGATTGATTTGGCTGACCCAGTAACCGCCTTGAGCAGATTGAAACCTTGGACGCTTTGCAACGCCCACTGGTATCCAGCCCATCACGTAATACGTCGGTGATTCGCCTACGACTAAGACAGCGATGTCAGTATCACGATCATCTTCGCTAATGATTAAGTGACCGCGTTTGTGTGGCGTTTGTTTGACTTCAATTGCCACGCCGTTCCAATAGACATCCGGTTCATTCTTGAATGTATTGACTGTTGGCACAAAGTCCTCAACGCCAAAGTATCTGGCCACTGCCATCTCAGCTCCGACTGCTTCTGAGTGAATCACAACTGCATTGTGGAAATTGCCTTTATTGCCTTGGAATTTTGGATTAGATCCATAGCGTGATTCTCTGGCAAGCCCAGCAGAATGCGCAATGATTTCATCTTCACGCGATAAGCGCACCATAATCATCGGCACTCCGCGCAGAACCAAATTATCTTTTCGTTACCAAATCCTTTTTGATAACCGAATTCATCAAATTTAACCAGCCTGGAGCATTTGTCACATTGCTCGACTTTGTAGGTTGCAATGATTTCGCCATCTTCCATGAGTGTGCAGCTCATAGTCCTTGGATTAATCATCTCGATTGGCCCGCTCATTGAGTCGCCATCACAATCAGAATCACGACAAGGATGCATTCGGTAATGACAAGAATCTTAACCAATCGGCTCTTTGTCATACTTGTGGCTCCCATTTTCCTCGAGATGTGAATACGTACCACACTGGGTCGCATTGCTTTGGCTTGCGTTCAACGCAGCTGTAATTGCCCCATGCTTTGCCAGTCTTAGCTGAGACACCTTCGCGCCACACTCGATGGCCATGCCCGCACTGTGGAGCCTCTGCCAGCATCTCGCCACCAAGCTGAGCCGTGACTTCTTGAATGGCTTGGGCAGCTGTTGGGATGCCTGCTGACTCAGCTTCTTCACGTGTGTTAAAGGATGGCACGTCACCGAATTTGGTGTTCCAGTAATCCGGCTCAGTGTTAGCAACCTTGGCCGGTAGCTTTTCAATCTGCTCCATCGTCTCACGCACTGTTCGCTCAGCTCCGCCCATAATGAGCTGCATGACTCTCAAGATTGCAGATGTGCAAGTGTCCTCAACGAACCAGCGTTTCATGTTCTGGACGTATGCGCCTTGATAGCCGTATGCATAATCCACACCGGCTGGATAAATATCATCTGCATTGCGATAGCCGGTCGCCTTAACTAAGACGTAACCCTTGTCCGCACTAAACTCCATGATTTCGGTCGTGATGCGTCCGCTTGGGTATGTGGCAATCCAACGATCTGTTCTGGCACGTGCGGCCTCGTAATTATCTAGGAACCCCATTAGCGCACCGCCTGAGATGATGCATGACGGCCGACGGCTTTGCCGCGCTGGTAGCCGTCTTTATGGCCTTCTTTGTATCCGACTGAATAGCTGCATATCGCCCAGAGAATGCATGCAATCGCCATGATTACGAACAATCCGACTTCACTTGTTGTCATTTCTTGCTCCCGATTCTGAGAGCTGCGTACCAGCTCCCGAATTACAGAGTGACACGCATAGCCGACAAATTCAAGATTCCCGCCTAAGAATCGGCGTGTCGGTTACTTTTTTAGAGCCAATTCCAGAATCAATTGATTGAGCCGTTCTTCAATCCTGCTTACTTGGTCTTTGATTGAATTGCCCCCATTGGGCATCAGCTCCCGCATGATCGATTTCACCATGAATCTCATTGACGAATAGATGGCAGTCAGCAAAGCAATGACAAGGCCACCGACCGCCGTCCATTCGCCTACGCTCATTTCTTGTTGCCGAAAGTTACATCATTTGGATTAGCCCAGCGAGCAAGTACCGGAACAAGTCCAGCCACTAACCCCATTGCTAAATCCTTTGGATTCTGATTGCCAGTCATCCAGACCGCCAGCGCACCGGCGACAGAGCTTCTCAGCCATGATGCCAGCATTGCTTTTGCTTGATCCATTAGTTGTCTCCTTTGTTCAAGCTCCCGATGAGTGCCGCGACTTTCGCTTCACTCAATTCGATTTCGAAGTGCATCTCATCTTTTCGGTTTCGATAATCTCCACCCCATTTGAGGCCGTACTTTTTAGCCAAAGCTCTAATCATTGGAACCTTCTCAGCTGGGAATGTGCCAGATTTGCCCAGCGGATGTTGCGTTGCGTTTAGATCGATGGCAGTGCCAGAGCTGTGATTGCTCAAATTGTCAGTGGAGCCACGTACCATGCGGAATGCATAACCCCAATCATCAAGCTTGCCTTCATCAATCGGCTCAATCAGCTCATGAAATTCTTTGCAGAATCCAGCAATCAATGGTGCAACGGCTTTTGCGCATCGCACTTTGACCTTCGTTCCCTCGATTGGAACGCTGATGATTTGGATTTCAGCTGCATCTTTCGATGCCGGCCATCCGTTATGACTTTGCAGCATCGGCTAGATTCTTAGTCAAGTGTTCCACTTAAAGCCCTAGTGCCTTCAAGTCATCGGGAGTTAAACCAAGTGCAGCAAGTTTTGCCTGTGCTGCTGCTTTGTCGGCTTTGGCTTTGTCGGTTGTTGCTTGCGCTGCATCTGATTCAGCCTTTATTGCAGCCTGTGCTGCTAATAATTCTGCCAAAACATCACCAGTTGCTTCAACTCTTTCCTTATCAATTTGCACATATATTTTGTCCATTATGACTCCTGATATCCGTAGATTTTGTAATTACCTGTAAGAGTGTTGGCAGTAGTGCTAATAAAACTTAATCCATCAAAAGATGTTGAAGCTGCAAAAGACCAGGTGCCGTTTGTCATTCTGTCTTGGTGACCTGCTTGCATTGTCGCGTTTGTTTGTTGCGATTGAAATGGATTTGATATATCGAAAGTCAATATGCCGCCTGATGCTGGCATATTGCCTAAAGCGTTAAAACCTGTGGTTGCAGCATTTTTCCAAAATGATTGCCAAACACCTGCGCTTTCTGCATACATTGTTTTCGATTGATAACTTGCTGCACTTGAATCTGTCCCGCTAACTCGCATTTTTACCACCACATCTGTGCCGCCGCCTGTAGAGTTAAAATTGACGATAATTCTATAACGGCTATATGTTGCACTAAAACAAGAATTGACTGAAGCGGTTGTAACCGCGCTAAAATCTGTGCTTGTAATAAGTGTTAATCCGCTTGCTGAGGCTGCAGGTGCAGCCCATTTCACCTTGTATGGTGAGACTGTGGTGTCAGCTGTCAAGAGTTGTCCTGTTGTGCCTATTGGAAGATTATCGTAAGTGCCTGATCCTGTACCAACAACAATGTCACCGGACGCCGTGATTGTGGTTGCCATGTCATTTGTGACTGTTACTGTTCCAGACGTCCCGCCGCCTGTAATACCGACGCCAGCTGTCACTCCAGTAATATCACCCGGATTAGCTGCCACCCAAGTGAAATCCATGTCTGCATCTGTGGTCTTTGATAAAACTTGACCGGTTGTGCCACCCAGCAAGTCAGCCATTGATGTCGCAACAGCTTGGCCAAAGACCTCAAAGTCTGCCGGCAAGTCAGTGACCAAATCAGTGGCCGTCGGCATTTGCCAGCTGAATGGGGTTGTTGGATTACTCATCTTTTCTCCTTATGCCACGACTAGGGCGTGTTCCCAGTCAAGTGTATTCAATATGGTGTTCCAAGTCTCAGCGACACCGACATCTTCCCACTTCATGGCTTGAAGTGAGAATGCAATTGGTGAAAGATTTAGTGAGACGCTAATTTCGTTGTACGCGGCTTGGAACGTCCAGCCCTCAACGAATCCCAAGTAGTTACCAGCCGACATGTTCAGCGGCATGTTGGAGATTGATACCGGCATGCCCATGAACACGTTAATCAGTGAATCTCTGTCACTATCATCGATTTCTGGATTAGTGAGCTGATATGTAATCTGATTGAAGTTGTATTGCGGAAATGCCCGGAGCGTCAAATAGAAATCTGCCTGATCTTGGGCATCAGCCATGTGTTTCACTGTGGTCGTAAATATCTGGGCAAGTTGTCCATATAGGCTTACCGATTCGGCAGACGTTGCATCGACTTCGTTATTGGAATTCGTATTGTATTTTAGAGTTATCGTATTGCGTACGTCTCCGGCGCGTTGCTGGATGCTTAGCCCTGCACCTTGAGCATCGTTGGCACTTAAATCTACATATCCGTTAGCTGCTAGATAAATGGATCGGTGAGTTGAATCGGCATAACTTATTCTGCCCTGAGCATCCTCATAGATATAGCCCAAGCCACTTGTCGCCAGAGCTGAGACAAGTGAATAAATATCTATACGGCTCGACGACCTTTGTGCAAGCTCATAATTTCCTGGAGTATCAATCTCACCAAGTCCGACATTTTGAGCATTTGCCCAAGTCTCAGTCGGGTCATAGGTATTCCATTGCAAAGCTGCTGGAACCTCTGACCAATTGTTAAGCAGTAAATCTTGCAAGATGTGCAGAATCTGGTCGCCGTCAAAGTCTTGAACCAATGTGCCATCTGTCAAAGCCTTTGGCAATCTAGCCAATGCGCCCAAGGCGATAATCTTGACACGCTGGGCATAAGCAACGCTGCCCAATTCAGCCACTGAAATGGCGACATCCACGACGGAGCCACCAAAGATTGGAATGAACGTAGCTGTGGAATCTTGCAACTCGATGGTCAATGAATCATTGATTTCAATGACAACAGCTGATTGATCCAAATTGATAAGTTCAATGTTGGTGTAACCGGCTTGAGCCTGCTCATAGATATTAGTTCGCCCAGATGTAATCGTCAGATTAGACAAGATGGCCGTCTGATATTGAACGCCCCCAATAGTGACTCGCCATACTGGATTAAAGATTGTCATATTGCCTGCAAGTTGGATGCGCCGCCTGTACCGCGGAAGTATGAATCATTGAGAGTCTCGACAATTGTGCGAGCTGTTCCCTCTGCATCGATTGCGCCATTGACTGTGATATTGATGCGTTCTGCTGTTGAAAGCCCGCCAGTGACCCCAGCGCGAGCCGCTGCGGCCGCTTCTCTGGCATTGCGTAGGCGTTCAGTCTCAGCTTTGAGTTCTTCGCGTCTTAGAATTGCAGCTTGCATAGCTGGTGAATATGCGCCCAATGGTGCGCCTGTAAATGTGCGCGGATCACTGCCGCCCATGCTTCCACCAGTATCAAATCCACCGCCGCCGCCAGTGCCGCCAAAGTCGCCACCGATATTTGGGTCAAATTCTGCTCCACCGGCTTTCAAGCCTTTGGAGTTATCTCCACCACCAAAGAATCGAGTGACTGGATTGTCAGTCATGAGCTTGATAAATGCTTTGACTTTATCAATGACAAATTGAACCGCCGAAGCCATCTTTGCAAATCCTGAAATTGTTACTGACAAGATTGTGCCTAAGACGTTAAATGCGGCTTTAAGAGTGCCACCGATAATTGGAGCCAAAGTATCTCTGGCAAATTCTCCCACTGCTTTCATGAAACTTAGCAATGGCTTCAGTTCTTCGGAGTTATCGCTGATGGCCTTTTGAACCTTCTCAAATGCACTACGCAATCCATTAATGGCTGGCGTAAGAATTGACATAAATATTGGAACCAAGAAATCATTGATGAATCCCCAAATGCCTTTGAAAGCTGGAAGCAATACTTCTTGAATATAACTTCCAAGGAATTTGATTACCGGTTGCAATTTTGGCCCGATTTCATCTGAAAATTTCTGGATGGCTGGAACGACATCCTTGACGAAAGTATTGACCATGGGTGTGATTGCATCGAGTACGAATGAACCGACTGACTCTTTGCCTTCATCAAATGCCACATTCAGACGAGCCATCTTGCCCGCAAATGTGTCGGCTTGCTCAGATGCTTGATTCTTAAATGTCTCACTCAGCTTGGCTGTAATTTCTTCAAATGACATAGTTTTCAACTCTGCTGCACTGATGCCAACACCTAATTTGCCCAGAGCTGTATTCTGCCCTTCGGCACTCTTTGCAAGCGCATTTGATACGGCCTCTAAACTTTTGCCACTGCCGGCAGAAATATCAAGCGCAATTGATTGCAATTCTTGAGCTTTGGTCACATCTTTTGTGCTTCGAAGCAACCGATCTAGCGATGGCCTTAACTGGTCATCAGTGATTCCGTTGGCCAAAGATGTCTTGAGAATATATTTCTCAGTTGCCGCAATCTGGTCGTCAGTTGCGCCAGTTACATTCTTGAGAGTCGTGGCGAGCTTGGCTTGAGCAGCTTCATCGGCAATGGCTGATTTGACGCCATCAATGAGCAGCTTGGATGCGTAAGCAGCTGCGGCAATGCCGGCAGCCGCAAATGCTAATCCGGCTTTCTTACCAAAGTCTGAAATCTTAGAGCTTGAGCTTTGAACGTCATTGTTAGCTGTATTGAGCGACTTCTTGAGTTGATCTACATCAGCAAGAATCGAGAGCTTGAGCGTTCTACTTTGTCCGGCCATTACCACTCCTTCAATATCTCAGTGAAAGCATTTTCCCACTTGGCAATGATATTTGGCTGCTCGGCTCGCAGAGTTGGATATATGAACCATCCTTTTGAACCGCGCCCTTGGCTACCAGACCAAATTGGGAATTGCTTAAACTTGTTAGATCCGAATTCGTAGCCGCCCCAAAGCTGTTGAGTTGTGCCACCGCCAGAGAATTTCTGACTAACAAAGCCAAATGACAATTCTCCAATCTTTGAAGATTTGGAGACACGTGAGCCGGATGCAATTCTGTTTGCAGCATCATTAGGCCGACGACCAGCAGCTTGAACAATCTTGCCTTGGACGTATGTGGCTAATCCGCCGCTGACGACTTTGGCTTGAGCAACAGCTTCTGCATCCATTGCTTTGAACGCGGCAGTAACACGACGCAAGTCGGATTTGTCATAAGCAACTTGAAAGTCATCCGCCATGTTGCTGCTCCAATATCTCAAAGGCCGTAAGAATCTGCTCCGCCGTCGTCCATTCGCTCATGGGAATCTTTGTGGCTATTGCAAGCTCTACAACTATTCGGCTGAGACTTCCGACGGCGTAACTTTTGGGTCTGCGTTCCCAGCTCCTATATCTGCAACGCCTTCACACCAAATGTCGTAAGACTTGACCGGCTTGCCGGCAGACTCTCGCTTCATTGAGTTATAGGCTAGAAATAAGAGATCAGAAATGCCAATCTTTTCTTCTGCTTGCTGGATTGTGAATCCAGTCTTTTGCTCCCAACGTTGCCAATCTGGGGGAGCCGCCGTATAGGTAGCGACTTCTCCAGTTTGGTAAGTAACCTCGATATTTAGTTTCATGCTCCCGGCTCCTTTATTAGCTAATTGTTAAGACTGGTGTGGTCACGCAAGTGAATGCAAGAGATACTGTTTGAGCATCTGGTGCAGTGCCGCCGGCTGATGGCAAGATTGGCTGGACATCAAATGCAAATGATGCGCCTGTGTCTGCAACTAATACCACTGGAAGTCCTGTATTTGGTGCGTTTGTTGCAGCTGTCCAGAGTGCTTCGCAAAGTGATGAAGCTGCTCCCCAGTCGGCAAGCATTTCAACGGCAAATGTGCCTTGAGTATCGGTTGTGAAATATGCTTTTCCGTCAAGTGTCTGATATGTGTTAATTGTTGAATCGACTGTTAAAGTCGCGGAAGTAGCTTGGGCATCGAAATTATCACTGTCAATCGTGAAAGTGATGTCTCTGCCAGTGATGATTGTTGTTGCCATGAGTTTTCTCCTTAGTCGGTGTAATACGTTGAGACTTGCAAGTCAGACGTCAAGAATTTTCCTGCGCCGACTTCCAAAGGTGTGGGTGAGCTGACATCTCCGACGACGTATCCGGCCGGCATAGTTGAGATGATTGAAATCATTAAATCTTCAAGATTGGTCAAAGCTGCTGCGTTGCTGGAATAACCGACGACGCCGGTGATGAGCATATTTATCTTGACTTTGGTAGTTGCTCCATTGATTAAAGTGCTTTCCAAATATGGTGCGTCTGGCACGATGCAGATTGATGGGCTAGTCATTGCCTCTGGAATGCCGTTATAGACATTGGCTGCAATGCTTGAAAGTGCAGTCTGCAATGGTGTGCGGATGTCGGCTTCAATTGTCATAAACAAAGAGTTTCGACTTCAAGAAATGGCCCAAGCAAGCCGACGATACGATTGGTTAAGCTGCGGCCAAGGACGAATGGTGACGGCTGAAATTGGTCGCTCATAATCTGATTACCCGGAGCTGTAACGCTTTGGAATACTTCAACGGCCACGACAAGGATTGCTGACTTAATGGGAGCAACGCCAGAGTATAAATCGCCGGCGGTTGCCCCATCAATACACGCAAGCCCGCTCGGAATGATTGGGATGGTGTATGTGCTGTCTGCTTGCCCCGTTGCAGACGTAAAGACCATGGGAGCAATGCGATCATCTGTGACTGTGACTGTCGCATCATAAACGCCGCACCCGGTAATGACGACATCTTGACCCGGCACGAAATAATTTACGCGCTGAGTTCCATAATAGGCAATTGAATTTTCTACAAAGACTTCTGTGACTGCTGATTGGTATCCAGTAAGCAATGGCAGAATCGTCAGCTCTGCGCTGTCAATCATCTGCTCAAGGTATGCGTTGGAATAGAGAGATACGGAAACGCCAAGAATTTGGCGCAGTTCTGCGGCTGTGACTATTTGTGGCATTTCCGTTCCCTTCTACTGCTCGACCACATCCGGGAGCGGCTGTGG